AGCCGCCTGGGCTTGAGTGAGGCCGAGCGACTGGCGGGCTGTGCGGAGGTCAGCGGGGATCATCGAATTCGTTTTCCATCTTGTAGCGCCCGCCGGTGCCGGTGAAGACGGCTATCGTGCGGTATGTCAGCCCATTTTCAGTTAGCCACGGACCGTAAATTTTGTGACCGGCGCCCGGATTTTCCCTGGTAGTCGCGTTGACTTCTGCGAGAAAGCTGTCTTGGGTGATGGGCATTTCAATCTCCTGTTGTTGGTCGGTACGATTCAAGTGTAGCATACGGCTACATGAATGCAAGAACTAAATTGTAACAGAATGCCACAAGTTACGTCGTCCTGATGACAGGGTGACGGCCACCCATTGGTCCCGCAGTGCAACAAAGGCGGGCAGGGTGGCATTCTGTTAAATCAAAGGCAAAGAATGGCCGCTAGATTGAACCGAGCGCATCAAGAAGCCACACGCGAAAAAATACGCGCAGGGCTGTTAGTAAATGCGCTTGAAAATCATGTGCTTAAAGAGAAAAAATTAGATGCCAGCCAGGTATCGGCCGCGTTAGGGCTACTCAAGAAGTGCGTACCTGATCTAACGCGGGCCGAGATCACTGGGGAGGGCGGCGTTCCTGTCAGGCTGATTGCAGAGGTTGTGCTTGTCAGACCCAACGATAAAACTTGAATGGCCGCATAAGCTCGGGCCGATATTCCAGCCCAAGCGCATCAAGATTTTGTACGGTGGGCGGGGGGGCGCTAAGTCCTGGGGGGTGGCTAGGGCGTTGCTCTTGGAAGGTGCCAGCCGGCCATTGCGAGTTCTATGCTGCCGCGAGTTTCAGAACAGTATCAAGGATAGCGTCCACAAGCTTCTAGCCGATCAGGTAGAAGCGATGGGCCTTGCCGAGCTATACGATGTCCAGGCCACCGTGATTAAGGGTAGGCAGGGCACGGCTTCGGAGGGGACTGAGTTCAACTTCGAGGGCTTGAGGCAGAACATCAGCAACATCAAGAGTCACGAAGGGGCTGATCGGGCATGGGTTGAGGAAGCCCAAACGGTCAGTAAGTCATCCTGGGAAGTCTTGATCCCGACCATTCGCAAGGATGGGTCGGAAATCTGGATGACGTTTAACCCGGAGTTCGAGGACGACTACACCTATGAGCGGTTTGTCCTAAATCCTCCTGAGTTTGCCACAGTCATCAACATCAACTACCGGGACAATCCGTGGTTTCCTGCGGTGCTGGAGCAGGAACGGTTAGACCTGAAGAAGCGTGACCCGGATTCTTACGATCACGTCTGGGAAGGACGTTGCAAGCAATGGCTCGAAGGGGCCATCTATGCTAATGAGCTGCGCCAGGTGATAGCAGAGGGTCGGATCACCAAGGTTGAGCATGATCCTGTTGTCCCGGTGTTCACGGCCTGGGACCTGGGCAGGACTGACGACACGGCTATTTGGTGGTATCAGATCGTGCGTGGAGAGATCCACGTCTTGGAATGCTACGCCTCGAATGGCGGAAGCCTGAGCGAGTACGCAACTCAGGTGCTAGGCAAAGAGACTGAGATTGACCTGATAGGCCAGGACGTGGTTGCGACAATCGGGTCGGATTTGCCTGATCTTGAACATCGTCGGAGCTATCAGTACGACCGGCACTGGCTACCCCACGATGCGCTAGCAAAGACGCTTGCCGCAAAGGGCAAGTCCACGGTCGAACAACTTGCTGCAGCTTTGAAGGGTAGGAACCTGTCCGTAGTCCCCGAGATCGGCGTCGAGCAGGGCATCCAAGCGGCCCGTATGGCGTTCAAGCGGTGCTGGTTTGATGAGGATGGTTGTGTGCATGGCCTAAAGGCGTTACGGGGCTATAAACGCGAGATGGCAGCCGATGAAGTTTCATTTCAACGCAATCCTAAACATGACTGGACAAGCCACTATGCGGACGCATTCAGGATGATGGCTGTTGCTTGGCAGAACCCGCTAGTCAAGGAAGCGCCGAAGAAGATTGAGCTACGCGGCCCGCTGACCATTGGCGAAATGATCAAAGCATCCGAGAAGGCTGACCCAAGAAGGGCGAGGATATGAATCCGGAGCAATGCAGAAATGCGTCTGTAGCTGAGAGCCAAGTCCCTGACACATCGGAACCAGGTGAGGCCGGAGTTGCGCACGGTCGGGCCATTTCTGTACCGGACATGTTATGACCGATCTAGTCGAATCTCCCGAGCAGAAGGACGCAGCCGGGGCTGTAACGCGCTGGCTCAAGGAGATTGACGCTGCCTCACGTCAAGAGAGTGATTGGCGGGACCGAGCTCAGAAGATCATCGAGCGGTACAGGAATGATAAGAAGAAGGTCGAGAGTGAGGGGGCCAAATCTCAGTTCAATGTCCTGTACGCTAACACAGAAATCCTGAAAGGCGTCATCTATCAGAAGTCTCCAGTGCCAGACGTTCGCCGGCGCTTCCTTGATCCAGACCCCATCGCTAGACAAGTCGCTCAAGTTATCCAGCGGGCGCTTGCCTTCTGCATTGACCCCGGTACTCCTCAAGGTGAGCTGAACTTCACAATGGAGCGGATTGTGGAGGACTACTTGCTTCCAGGTAGAGCGATGGCCAGGATCAAGTACATCCCGACCATAGCCAAAGTCCCGCAGACAGACCCCATGACTGGACAGCCTCAGATCGGGGAGGATGGCGAGCCGGTGCTTGTCGAGAAAGTCGTGTATGAGGAGGTCAAGGCTGAGTACGTCGAATGGGACATGGTAAGGCTCAAGCCGGCGAGGTCTTGGAACAAGGTCAGTTGGATAGCTTTCGGGGAACTGTTGACCCGCGACGACCTGAAGCGACAGTTTGGGGATAAAGGATCAATTTGTAATCTGGACTGGTCGCCGCCCGACAAGGAAAACGAGGTCGAAGAGCTATACAAGCGGGCTTTGGTCTGGCAGGTATGGGACAAGAACACTCGGAAGGTCTTGACCATTTGCAAAGGCTATACCAGGGGTCCTTTGTCGGAGATTGACGACCCGCTGAGGCTAGAGGGGTTTTACCCCACTCCAATGCCTCTGCGGTCGATCTACTCGAATACGAACATGACCCCGGTC